TCCTATTGAAAAACGAGGAGTAAGCGGTGATTACTGGATATGGGAGTACCCAGACTATACTAAGAGTTATATGGTTGTTGCTGATGTTGCTAGAGGTGACGGACAGGATTTCTCCGCATTCCATGTATTTGATATCGAATCAGCATCACAAGTCGCTGAATTTAAGAGCAAGGTACCTCCTAAGGAATATGGTAACTTATTAGTAGGAGTAGCAACAGAGTACAATAACGCATTACTAGTTGTAGAGAATGCAAATATAGGATGGTCTACTATTGAACAGATTATCGAAAGAGATTATCAAAATTTCTACTACTCATCTAAATCAGATCAAGACACTGTAGAGACGTATATGAATAAAATGGAGAGAGGAAATCTTACTCCCGGCTTCACAATGTCTATGAGAACTAGACCATTAGTTATTGCTAAGATGATGGACTATGTTAGAGAAAGATCCGTAACTATTAAATCTCAACGCTTATTAAAAGAGATGAGAGTTTTTGTATGGAAGAACGGTAAAGCTCAGGCACAGACCAACTATAATGATGACTTAGTAATGGCTTTCGCAACAGGGTTATACGTTAGAGACACAGCATTAAGATTAAGACAGCAAGGGATGGACTTATCTAGAGCAAACCTATCAGCTATTGGTAATTTAAATCAGAGGCAAGGAGCTGCATATTCAGTTGGTAATATGCAAAATAATCCTTATATTATGAAAACCCCTGATGGTGACCAGGACATATCCTGGTTACTTTAGTAGGCCTATTTATAATTAAACTATTTTTACATGGCTGATACTTCCTTATTTGGTAGATTACAGAGATTATTTTCTACCGACGTAGTAATTCGTAACGTCGGCGGAAATCAGCTAAAGGTAGCTGACGTTAACCACATTCAGAGTACAGGTAGATATGAAACCAACTCTCTGGTAGATAGATTCTCAAGACTATACCTATATAATAATAAGAATATATTTAACCCTAACCTGAATTATCAGACGTTAAGGATTCAGTTATATTCCGATTACGAAGCAATGGATACAGATCCTATCATCGCTTCAGCATTAGATATCTTAGCCGACGAATCATGTCTAAAGAATGATATGGGGGATATACTTACTATTAAATCTTCTGACGAAAACGTAAAAAAAATCCTTCACAACCTATTTTACGATGTGTTAAACCTTGAGTTTAACTTATGGTCATGGACTCGTAATATGTGTAAGTATGGCGACTTCTTCTTAAAATTAGAAGTAGCGGAGGAGTTCGGTGTTTATAACGTATTGCCGTATACAGTATACAGTATGGTAAGACATGAGAGTCAAGACCCCGACGAACCAGCTAAAGTACAATTTACCATCGATCCCGACGGTATAGCCTCATCAGCAGATCCAAACTACTTACCAAGACATAAAGATAAGATCATTAAGTTGGATAACTACGAAGTAGCTCACTTCAGGTTATTATCAGATACAAACTACCTGCCTTATGGACGCTCTTATTTAGAGCCTGCCAGAAAGATCTTCAAGCAGTTGACCCTCATGGAAGATGCGATGTTAATTCACCGTATTATGAGAGCTCCTGAGAAGAGGGTATTCTATGTAAACGTAGGACAGATCCCACCTAACGAGGTTGAGCAGTTCATGCAAAAAACTATCAACGGGATGAAGAAAACTCCTTATATTGACCAACAAACAGGTCAGTACAACTTAAAGTTCAACATGCAGAACATGATGGAGGACTTTTTTATTCCAGTTAGAGGAGGAGATGCTACAACAAGAATTGATACTACTAAAGGATTAGATTACGACGGTACAAACGACGTTGAATACTTAAGAGACAAGATGTTTGCTGCACTCAAAGTGCCAAAAGCATACTTTGGTTACGAAGGAGATTTGCAAGGTAAAGCGACGTTAGCAGCAGAAGATATTAGATTTGCAAGAACTATCGAACGTATTCAGAGAATCGTTGAATCTGAATTGACTAAGATTGCTTTAGTACATTTGTACGTTCAAGGCTATAAAGGGGAAGGATTAACAAACTTCGAACTTAAGCTTACTACTCCATCTGTTATTTACGAACAAGAGAAAGTTGCTCTATTAAAAGAGAAAATGGACTTAGCCTCACAGATGGTTGAATCTAAAATGTTCTCTACAGATTACATCTACGAAAATATATTTAACCTTTCTGAAGACCAGTTTAACGAGCAAAGAGACTTAGTTAGAGAGGACAGCAAAAGAGGATTCAGAATCGCTCAGATTGAAAACGAAGGCAATGATCCAGCTAAATCTGGAGTTACTTACGGTACACCTCACGATCTTGCTTCAATGTACGGTAGAAGAGGAATGGACACACCTAAGATGCCTGTCGGATATGACGAAACAAATCCTGAAGGCAGACCTCAGATTCATGCCTCTACCTACGGTACTCAAGATAGTCCATTTGGTAGAGATAGGCTAGGTACTCATGATATGCACGGCGGCTATGATAACGAAGAAGACAGCGAAATCACAGTTACCGAAGATTCAAAAATCGACAATTACAATACTAAATCAGTGTTCTACCAAAATAGAGATCTCTTCCAGCCTAAGAAGAAATTAATCTTCGAGGAAAAAAAGGAAGAAGAGTCTGGATTGCTTGATGAAAGCAATATTAAAGATTTAGGTTAGTAACATATATTTATATTAGTAGAATAGTATACTCATGAGAATTAAACATTCAAAGTACAAGAATACTGGATTAATCTTTGAACTGTTAGTAAAGCAGATCGCAGCAGATACCCTATCCCGCCAAGACTCACCAGCGGTAAAGGTACTAAAGAAGTTCTATACCGGTAAATCATCATTAGTCAGAGAATTCAGACTTTACGAATATATCTTGAAGAACAGAGGAGTATCTCAAATGAAAGGAGAAACCATCCTTTCTACTATTACAGAGGTATCTCGTAAGATTGATAGAGCTGCTATTAAAAAGCAGAAATATGAACTCATCGCAGAGATTAAAAACAGTTATGATCTAGATGAGTTTTTCTCTATGAAAGTAAGAGATTATAAACCATTAGCAGCATTATACTGTTTAATGGAAGCTCAAAACACCGACTTAGTAGATCCTCAATTTATCGTAGATAATAAGACCACTCTGTTAGAGCACTTAACTAACATCAAGCAAGACGAAACTGACGTAAAAGATGCTTTAGTAGAAGAGTACTCAAAATACGATAAAGATTTGAGATTATTGACTTATAAAATTCTACTAGAGCGATTTAACGGAGCTTATGACGACTTACTACCAGAGCAGAAAAACATCTTAAGAGAGTTTATTAACGCTTCAGAATCTCAGGTAAAACTTAGAACACTTATTAACGAAGAGTTAGAAAAAGTATCTACAGCTGTTAACGAACTAAAAGATAAAGTGTCTGACGATATCGCTAAGATTAAGTTAGACGAAGTAGCTAAAAGTATTGCTCCTATCTCAAACAGGACTAAGGTAGGAGATAACCATATTATTAACTTGTTGCAGTATTACGAATTAGTAAACGAGTTAAGAAGCTTATGAAAAAGCGAGAGCTAGAAGAAGTACTAAGAGATTACATCAGAGAAGAACTTTCTGAAGTAAGTACAACAGGAACTGGAGCAACCTTCTCTCCCGGATCAGGAGCTCAATACGCAACCCCATTTGCTTTCGCAAAAAGCGATAGAGATAATTTAGCAACCAAATTCTTAAAAAAGATGGGTTGGAAGACAGTAAAAAGGCCAGACAGACCATCAAGCACAAAATTAGTAGACTACAGATGAGAACACTACAAGAAAAATACAACGCAGTATTAGAAGGAAAATTTTCTAAGACTCAATTTAGAAGAGATGCAGCTATTGAGATGCCTCAATTCGTATCTAACGTCAACAGCTTTGATGATACTGTTGCCATCTTAAAGAATAAAGGTATCGTAACTGAAGCTTTCGGAGATAAAGCAGAGTGGGGAGATACATCATATCAAGCTAATCAAGGATTAGAAGTAAAAAGTCTAGCAAAACAATTATACTTAGGTTTTAAGAAAATAGGAGCTAGAGTTCGTTTCGATGCTAACCGTAAAAAAGCCCCAATGGGAGCTGAATGGGGTGAGAAAGGTTTAGATCAAATTGATGTTTTAATTTGGGTTGGAAATAGTAATAAGGGATTCATGGCCACAGTAGATCTTATAGGAGATAAAGCAATGTCTTTTGCAGATAAAATCATGAACGATCCTAAATTTTCAAAATTCGAATTTAATAAACGAGAGATTAAAACTTGGGAAAACCAAAGAGGTCTTGAACTTACAGTAAGTCCCAAAGTATCTGAAAAAGGCGCTGTTTCTGTAACTGAAGCTCAAGAACCTAAATACACTACAGCATCACCAGCAGATCATATCGCTCCTGATGTATTAGATACTGGTATCAAGTTTGAACTTGATAAGAAGTACGGTACTTTGGATGTTACTCCTGAGCAATTTGAGAAGTGTAGAGAGGTAGCTATCAAGAATCTTTCTAAAGACGTATTATACTACGTTAAGCAGGATAGTATTCAATTAGACGAACCAGGTGAGAAGATGGAGAAAGCTAAGCTAAACGAAGGCTTCCTAGATAGGTTTAAAAAGGAACCAGCTCAATCTTCACCAGCTCCTGCTAAAGTATTATCTGCAGATGAGATTCAAGCAATGGTCGATGCTGAAACAAAAACTGGTACAATTGGAGATATTCTCGATGCCGCTGTTGTACAGCAAACAATCGACCTAAAAAATGCTACACCAGAACAGATTAAGATGCTTGTGAGTGTTGCAAGAAAAGGAGACCATGACGGAGATACGGTTACGGGTGATGCTAATATGAGATACTTGGAAAAGCTACCAAACTTCACAAACGACGCTAACGAAGCTATCCAAAACATCGAAAACGATGAACAAACTAAAAGACGTATTGCTGGACTAACTAATCAGCTACTTAAGGATGTAGATCCTAGAGATGAAGATCACGCAGTTAAAGCTTACGCTATTTCCGTTAAGAACGACTTAGAGTCAGGTGATGCTTCAAGATTAAAGAGGTATAAAGATTTACTATCTATAGATGATCTTAAAGATGATATGAAGCATTACATCTCTCACGATGTAGATCAGCTAGGAGAGAAAGTAGGTAGGTTTGCTCCATCTGATGATGACAAGTACGTTAGTGCAGATGGTAAAGAAGAAGATGAGGAGTACATCAAGTACCGTAAGAGCGGTGGCAAAGTAGGATTACCTGGTATGGGGATCCAAACTAAGGATCTAATGGAAGAAGAACCGGTTGATGAAGTTGACAATAACGCCAAACTTGCACAGTTACAGAAACA